AAGCAATCATCAATACAGAGGTTGGTGCAACAGCAGCGCTTAAAACCGATCCTACTGGTTTTATGTCTATGCTTACACGTGGTTTAGGTTATGCATCTGTTGGTGTAATTGCTGCTCAGACTGTAGATGGTATTTTTCACGGTGGTGAAAGTTATGTTCCGAAAGAGGCTAGTTATTATTTAGACAAAGGTGAGAGAGTTTTATCACCCCGTCAAAATAAGGATTTAACAACTTATCTGGCAAATCGTGAAAATACTGTTTCAGGAATACAGGTGACTATAAAAAATTATGGTAGCGATAAAGTTGAAACATCAAAAGACTCGAATGGAAATTTGATGGTGACCATTGGTAAGATGATAGACAATGCTGTAGATAAAGGGATTATACGTAATCTTAAACAAGGTTATCCATTAAGCAACGCTATTAAGGGTAAATAGATTGTCTTGTAAATTATTTGAAGTTGTTAGAAAAAAATGCCGCCGAAAGGCGGTTTTTTTATTGGAGATAAAGATTGAGCAATCGACTATTTGGTTGGGAAACCAGCCTAGATGGCAATTCAGGAAATACCACTTTTAAAGTTTCAACAAGTAAGTTTGGCGATGGGTATGAGCAGAATGTTTCAGTTGGGATAAACAATAAATCAGGATCTTGGCCATTTAATCGAAAGGCTCCTGAGTCAGTGATTATTGAAATAAAAAAATTTCTTGATGATCACAAAGGTGCTGATTCATTTCTCTGGAATTCACCACAAGATGGTCAAGTTCGTGTGAAGGCTGGAGATTATCAAATAATTGATCTTGGCTCTAATCTGTGGCAAATCTCAACAACATTCACCCAAGTTTTTTATCCTTAAATTTTTTAACTTCACGCCTCACTCGTTGGGGCTTTTTATTTGAAGGAATATTAAAAATGTCAAAGCAACTTACACGAATTGAAGCAAGTTTTACTGCAGCACTCATGGCTAAAATTGATGCATCTGCTTACGAGTTTGGATCAAAAATAGATTACCTATCGATTGATTATAACAAGGCGACAGATGATGTATTAATCGGCTTAAAAAAGGATAAAGAGCCTGATTTAAGCCGTATCTCATTAAAAGAAGCACAATTTATCAGTTGGTTAATTCCCTATATTGTTTCTATGCAGAATCGTTCAGGGATTTCAATTCAATCCATCCAGGCTATTTATGATGGTGAAGGTTTAAAGCTCGATATTATGGTGAATGACGATGCTAAACAGTGATTTTCAGAAGCTTTATGTAGACGGTTTAATTACCTTATTTGAATTAGATGCCAACGCTTTAGGTGCTGGCATCTTACGTTTCCATGGTCATATTTCATTCCAAGATTGGGAAAAGATTTATAGCTCGATTGGTTCTGATGGTCCGATGGTTACTGATACTGGTGATAAAAAAGTTTGGCATCGTAACATCATCTTTGATGGTCAAACATTTGAACCCATGGCACTGGAAGTCAGTGGTTTAGAAATGCGAAGTGATGGTAAGGCTTCCGCACCTACTTTAAGTATGACCAACAATATTAATGGCATACAGGGAGCAGTCACTGCATATTGTTTACAGTTTGGCGACTTTGCAGGTGCAAAGCTTAAAGTCATCACCACCTTAGCCAAATATCTGGATGCAGAAAACTTTAGTACTGGGAATACCAGTGCGAATTCAAGCGAGAAACGTGAGCAGATTTGGTTTATTGAACAAAAGACTTCTGAAAATGCTCAGCAAGTGACGTTTGAGCTTTCCAATCCAGTGGATTTTGAAGGGTTAAAGATTCCCACGCTTCAAATCTCAAATTACTGCAACTGGGAATATCGAAGTGAAGAATGTGGCTACATCGGTGCAGCAATGTTTACCGAAAAAGATGAATCGACAGACAATCCAGCGTTAGATCGATGTAACTATCGAACATCAGGTTGCCGTTGTCGTGAGAATGAGCTTCATTTTGGTGGATTCCCTGCATCTTCAATGGTGTAAAGATGAAATTAAATAAAAAACTCAAAGCAGCGATTCTATCTCATGCTAAACAATCTTACCCCGCAGAATCTTGCGGGGTGATTGTTTCTGGTGAGTACATTCCATGCCGTAATGTCGCTGAACATGGTCAATTTCAAATCCACCATGAAGATTTGGCGAATGCTGAAGATCAAGGGGAAATTCAAGCCTATGTTCACTCACATCCAAATGCGACAGCACGAGCATCTGATTTAGACTTATTGCAAATTGAACTTCATGAAAAGCCATGGGTGATTTGTGCATATCCTGAAGTTGAGTTTCAGGTCTATGAACCCTGTGGTTATAAAGCACTACTCATTGGTCGTGACTATCATCATGGCTACCAAGACTGCTATTCAATTGTTCGTGATTTTTATCGTCGTGAGTTAAATATTAAACTCATTGATTTTGAGCGTTTGGATAATTGGTGGAGTGATAAAAATCATAAATCGCTTTATTTAGAAAACCTAGATGCAGCGGGATTTTATGAAGTCAG